AGATCTGGCCGTAATCCATTGCGGCCGGCCTGGTATCCCCCTTCGTCAGATTGTAAGTACCCATGTGAATCTCCTTTTCTTCGGAAGCCCGGGCCGGCCTGATTACCGACCCGGGGTTAGGGGTTTAGCCCTTGGCCGCGTAGAAATGCCCGAGCGCCTCGGCCTTGATGGTCTCGTAGCCGTAGACCTGGAGGCCTTCCATGAGGTCGCCGAAGTCGTCCGGGTTGGGGATGACGCGGTTCTCGGTGAGCTGCGAAGCGAAGGTGATCGCCGACGGATGGCCGAAGATGCAGTTGTGAACCGTCGTGGTGCCGTCCGTGGTCTGCGCGATCTGATTGCTCGAGTAGACCGTGAAGCGATCGATGATGCCGATGCGGCCGTTCCGCATGATGGAGGTGCCGTCGCCGGAGAGCGAGGCGTCCTTCAGGTCGGACTTCTTGATCATCCCGCAGAAGATGGCCGGGAAGACGAGCCAGCGCTGCGTCTCGGGCACGTTCTGTTCGTCGAGCGCCGTGCCCATATCGACGATGTAGTCGAGGATGTTGGTCTTGTCGACCGTGACGAAGGCGCCGGAGGCCCCGAACGCCAGGGCGCCGGACTTCGCGCCGGCCGAGTTGCCCTTGTTGGAAGCGTTGGCGTCTGCGTAGATGGACGAGAGGATCGCGTAATCGACCGCGATCTTCATCTGCTGGCCGGCATCGTCCGTCCACTTCTCGACGTAGTTGATGTCGGCCTGGAGCTTCTCGACGTCGTTGATGGAGATCGAGTAATACTTGCCCTTGTCGATGAGGAGGTCCACCTTTCCGGGAAGCGGCCGCTCGCGGACGAGCTTCTGGCCGATGGTGTAGTCCCGGATGGTGATGTCGGGGATGGTACGGATGTGGACCGTGTCGCCGTACTTCTTGATTTCCAGAGATGTTATCGACGGGCTCTTTATCCCGCCTTCTGCATTTTTCAATGCAGTCCAGACTATCTCTTGATCATTTCCCTTGCATATCTCCGATTTTCGTTGTAGTGTATCAAGAAAACGAGGAGACACGTTATGGCTGAGAAGAAATTCTATGTTTCCAAGGAGATTCTTGAAGAAGATTATCGAACTCTCGGAACCCTCCAGGCCGTCGCCGATAAGCACGGCGTCAGCAAGAAGCTCGTCCTTGTTTACATGAAATCTCTCGGCATACCGCGTAAGCGCCGGGTATCCGTCGATCAGGAATTGGTAAGGCGCATGGCGAAAGAATTCAAGACCATCAAAGAGATTTCTTCCGCACTCGGCGTTTCCGGAACAAGAATAGGCCAAATCTGCAAATCTCTCGGGATTAAGCCTTTTGACCCTTACCATCCCGGAAAGGCCAAACATAACGGTTATGTCCTGATCTATTCTCCCGATCATCCCTGCCGTAACAAGAAGGGGTACGTTCCCGAACATCGCCTTGTGATGGAGAAGCATCTCGGAAGATTGCTCGCCACCACGGAGGTTGTTCATCACGTCAACGGATTCAAGGGAGACAACCGAATTGAGAACCTTGTTGTCATGTCGGATGTTGACCACGTCCGCCTTCACCACACAGGGAAGAAGGGAAGAGGTCCAGATAAGCGCAAACGCAAGAGCAATGATCCGCCCCGTTCGTGCGAGGTTCGCCATACCACGAAGGATTAGGCTACTTCTCGTAGTCGTTGAACCTTGAACCGGTTTCCCGGTCCCTTGGCTGCGGATTGTCCAATCCGAGGCGTTTTTACGTTCTTCCGGTCCATTACTGGCCGGTGTCGTATCCTCGGCTCTAAGGAGTTTCCCGCAATTTGAGGCGTTTAACGAAGGCAAAATCATTTGATCAACCTTCATAATCCGTGTTGCAGATCGCGGCGAACACCGTCGCCGTGTAGAACTTAACCAGAGTTTTTCCGGCCCAAATTTCCCACTATTCCGCAGAATAGCCAGACTATCGCATCAATTCGCATTTCGAATCCGATCGTAACAGCGTTGGCAGTATCCTTTTGCCTCGTGGGGTTCCTCTGTCGTGCCGCAGCCTTTGCATGAGTCACTCACAGAAGACCAAAATGAATACCCGTCGCACTGTACGATCTTGCGAATTGCCGCCTCACTTAGTCGTTGCGGGTCAGCTTTCATAGCTTTCATCTCTTGGCAGGCGCACTGTTTGGGGGTCTCCGCAAACTGCATGCCCTTCCGTCTCAGATGATCTTGTATCCATATCGCCAGTAACGCCTGCTCTCTTTTGATATACAGGTGTTTGGCGATATTCTGGAGAAAAGGCCGAAGTCTTGATCCTTCAAGAGTCCAGGTACACGCGCTTTGCCACTTCGGGTTATCGCTCTTTCGAATGTCAAGGGTTCCCCCGTGATTCGTTTTGAGCATTTCAAGTATGAAGCGGCAGCTTTCTACCATGGTCACTCTGATCCTCGGTCTGATGTAAAGAGGCAAATGCTCATATCGCTTGTCACGAAACAGATTTGCGTCGATACATCCTTCTCCATCAACAAGCCCTGCTATGTACTTCCAACTGAGGCGCTTCATAGGTGGTGTCCTGAACTGCGCGTGTCGTTTTTTGGCTGTTCCCTCTGGTTCCGGCACCCGAAGTCCGGTTCCAGTTTTTCAGAGGCGGTTTTACACGCCCAAAATTACAGGTTAGGCGTATAGGTACCGCTATGGGTCGTCAACCCTGCCGCTACTGGATAACCAGCCATGTCCTTTCTCCTTTATTTTCATCCTTGGATCCTCCCCTGCGCGTTGGCCGCGATGATGTCCAGGTCGGTCTTTTTCATCTCGTCCGTGACATTCCCTTTGGCCGCCGCCTTGGAGAGTTCCGCGTAAAATTCTCGAACCTCTTGCCGCGTGTAGATTTTCCCTGCGGGTGCCGGTTTCCCGTCCGCGGGGGGCTGATGGACGACGGAGCTGGCCGGCTCGATCTGCTTGGCAGGGTCGATCCGGTGCTCCGGTTTATGCGTTGCTGCAGCGGGATTCTCGCGCTTGAAGTCGTTGAAGATCTGGATGGCCGTCGCGTAGTCCGATTCCTTCTGTGCCGCCTGGAGGCGGTCACGCCGGGTCTCGTTGCTGTACGGCAGCCGCAGATCCAGCCAATCGTTGAAGGGGTCGCTCCCGTTGATGGGCTCCCAATCCGGCACCTTATCGTTGATTTCCTTCCAGAACTCTTTGACCTTCTTCGTCTCGAGCTCCTTCCGGATCTCGGCGATTTCGTCCTGGTTCTGTGCAGGTTTCGCCTGATCTTTCTTCGAGAGGGCCTTGATGAGGATCCCGAGGGTCTTGTCGTCAAACCCCTCGCCCCTCAGATATTCCAGGTCGTCCTCGGAGAGCGAGGACAGGGCGGATTTCCCGTCGTCTGCCGGAACCGCCGGTTTCTCGGTGATCTGCTTCTGCAGCTCTCCGATGAGCCGGTTGGCCTCCGTCAGCTTCCCCGAGAGGTCGCTGGTTCGGTCGGTCAGCGTCCGGACCTGATTCTTGAGGTTGTTCAAGAGGTTGACGTCGTCCTTGAGCGCCTGAATCTCGCTGTTGTACTTTCCCTGCAATGTCGCAAGTTTCTGCTGGGTTTCGGCCAGCAGCGCCTTCAGACTGTCCACAGTCTCCGCCTGGGGGGCGGGCTTGCCTTTGTCCCGGTCTTCAGGTTTCGAGGGGTCGCCCTGTGCAGGTGTCTCCGGGGAGGCCTGTACTTTCTTCAGGAGCTCGTCCGCTCGATCGCCCTGAGCCTGAACTTGCGCTGGAATTGCCATGATTCACTCCTTTTCGGGGGCTGCCTGTGGCGTCTCCCCATTTTTATTTAGTCCCCGGCGGGCCGTGTGTGGTCTCCGCCGGGGTGCTATCCGTCAGTTACGCAAAGAGAACATGCGGGACACTGTCGTGGTCGCCCGCGTTGCTGCCGGTCTGCAGGTTGCCGGAAGCCAGCAGCAGGTTCATGTCGAAGCCGGCCGTGTAGGTCGCGCAGTCGATGTCGGTGATGGCGCGGTTGTTGATGACGTGGAAGATGTCGGCGTCGTCGTCGACCCACTGGCCCGTCGCCCGGATGATGTTGCCCGCGATGAGCGGCATCCACGAGGCCGTGGTGGTAGAGGCCGCAACGATGCCCTTGGCTGCGGTCCCGAGCATGCGGTTGTTCGTGATCCGGGTACCGCCCGCCTCGCCTGCGCCAAAGCTGATGTAGGACGTGACGAAGGTCCCCATGAAATCGCAATCGTCCACGAGCAGGAACGGGCACGCCGTCGAAAGGATCGCGCTCGTCATGGTGCCGAGGGTCCCGTCAAACGCGCACCCGTGGAATTGCGGGCCGGACGCCGCGTTGGTGAGGGTGATGATCGGGGAGGCGTGAGCCACGGCCTTGAAGTGGATGTTGAAGAACCGCGTCCCGTAGGACTCGCCGACCGGGAGGTGCCGTCCGGAGAGGCCCGCCCGGGTGTAGCCGTCGTAGGACCCCAGGCCGATGACGTCGCATTTCGTGGGAAACTTGACGAGGTTCTCGGAGAGGGCATCGCCGACGACGAAGATGCGGTTGCGCCGGGCCCACCAGCGGTTGCGCGAGGCCGCGATGCTCACATCGCTGGCCGCGATTGCCGTCGCCAGGGTGTTGAACGCCCTGCCCCAGCTCAGGCCGTCCGGCCCGTTGACCGTCTTGTTGCCGTCGACGTAGTAGTCGAGGCCGCCGGAGGGATTGCAGCCGGGGGTGATCTGGTTTCCGTACTTGTTGAAAATCTGCCCGACCGTCAGTTTCTCGCAGGAAAAATCCTCATACCTCATTGTGTTGCTCCTGAACCGCTAAATTTAGGGGAGAATGAGCGTGCGGCCTACTCCCACTACGGTTTGCGTTGATTTGCGCGTATCTTGTCGATCGTCCGGTCTGCCTCGTCGGCAATCCTGAATATGTCCTCGATGACCTGGCAGGCCCCCTGCCGCTGCCGGAGATCGACAGGGTTGACCTCCCGGCGGTTCGCTGCGTCCAGCCGTTCCATCTCCGCCTTGAGCCACTCCCTCATGCCCATGGTCTCCGGCAGAGTAGCGAACCGGGCGACCGAGGACAGGATCCGGATCGCCGCTTGCGGGTCGTTGGAGGGGACAGAGATCATTCTTCCTCACTTGGGCATCTTGAGCTGGACTTTCTTCACCGGGAAGGGCTCGCCGGCTTTCCCCAGCTTCTTGATGAAAGCCCGCTCGTCGTAATTCGGCTTGCCGGCGGTAATGACGATCTCGTAGGCCTTCCTGCTCGGGAGCCGCTTCTTCCCGTAGAGCTTCCGGGTCGCCTTCACCGTCAGTTTCTCGCTGATGTATTTCGTCGCCTTGATGGCCCCGCCGTAGATAATCGCCCTTACACACTGATCCGCGGCCTTGTCGATGATTCCGCGCTGTACTGCCATGACTGAACCTCCTAATTCCCCTTCGCAAACCCCGGTACGAGGAAGATTTTCTTCGTGTCCTCGAGGTTCGCGTTCGTGATGACGATGAACCCGATTTCCTCACGGCCGATCTTCTGCGCGATGGGGTCGAACTCCGTGCTGCGCTGCGTCAGGACGTCGGAGATGAACGTCACGAGCTCGTCTCGCTGATAGGCGTAGAGCCCGCAGCGCCACATATCGTTGCCCCGGTACTTGTTGCGATGCTCGACCTTGACCTGCTTTTCCCTCATGGCCTTGTCGATCTTGGCCGCGTGCCGGATCCTCGCCTCGTAGGAATTGACGTTCGGGGGCGGCTGGGGGTGCGGCAGGCCGAGGCTCACCAGGGTCCGCCCGAGGCACAGCTTGATGAACGCCACGGCCTTCTTCATGTCCTTGCCGAAGTTGTACTTCTTGGCCTTCTTGATGGCCTCCTTCGTCATCTCGAGGTCGTTGGAAGCGATCTCGTCAATCGTGAGGTTATCGGCGTATGTTTTCTTATTCATGTCCATCGTTACAACCTCCTACTGGTTGAACTGCCTTACGTCTTTCCCGGCCATGGGCTGACCGTCCGGCCCGAGCTCCTGCGGCTTCTCCGGATTCGGGGGGCCCCCGGCAGGACCTCCCGGTGCTGGCGCCTGAATGGCCGCTACGAGTTGCTCCGGCGCCACTCCGAGGGCCGCCGAGAGCTTCATCACGATCTGCTGAACCTGCTGCTGGACCTGATTGGCGATCATGTCCTCCCGGCGAGGAACGATCTTTTCCGGGTCCATCTTGAGAGACTTCGCGTTTTCCCGAAGCAGCTCCGAGCGGCCGTCGATGCCGATGATCTGCATGTCGATGGGGTTGGCCGTCGAATCCAGGAATTCCTTGCGGCGGATCTGAAGCTGTTCCTGCTGGATGAGGTATTCAGAGGCCCGGGCCTTCACCCGGCAATCGCCGCGGGCTTGCTCAGGGCTCGTCAGCATGATCGTAAGCCAGTGTTCCTCGACGGATGGGGAAATCACGCCACGGTCGATGTTGCCGGCCGCGTTGCGGAGGCCCTTTGCCGCCGCGTTCATCAGCATGGAGAGGCCGGAGGCCGTAGCCCCTGCCCCGCCGACCTTCTCGTTGCCGTAGATGTAGGCCGGAATCCCCGTAACCTCGGAGCCCTGCTGGAAGAAATAGTCGTAGATTTTCAGGAGTTGATCGACGATGAGCTGCGGCTGGAAGAAGTCCATGGGCTTCTGCGAGGCCGACTTGATCTTCTCCGACGAGAATTCCCAAATCTTCCAGGGGTAGATGTTCGTCCGGTCGCACTCGGCCGGGATGAGGTCGACGAGCTGCCAAACCTGGGGGCCCGATGCCACGGCCGCGTTGTTGCAGATCGCCCGGGCTGCGGAGTTGCAGATATTCTGCACGTCCCGCATGACCTCGGGCGGTGCCTTGCCCCAAATCGAGCCGTTCTTGTGGCGGAAAGAGGCCGAGTAGATGTTGCGCCGACCAAGCGGGTGGGGGTTGAGCTTGGCGCCGAAGCAGTAGGAGCCGACGATGTGAGCGATGACGGGGTACTCCCGGTAGGGATCCGGGACTTCCTCTGCCGACATCCCCCACTCGCGGAGCATGAACCCCTGAACGGAGCCGAAGAACTTGATGCCGTCGATGTGCCCCTCGGGGTCCTGCATC